AAGTATTCATTATTATCCCTACCTGGTTCTTCAGGCGTTGGACTTGGTGGAATAGCAGCTATAATCAATCAAGATGTTCGCTGAATTCATCAATAACACCAAAGAAAGCTGTAACGCATAGTATGATAAACCCAGCAAGTGAGAATAGGATAACTATTTTGATAGTGCTATTATAATGAACATACATCAGTAAGAAGCCAAGAAACGATATTAGAACACCAGCGGTGAATCTCATACATACTCCATTAATAGTAATAGGTTGATAAATAGTGGATTGATAGTGCCTATAGGACTCATCACTGGACATATAGGCAGAGCAACAATTCAGTTTCACGGTTGTTGAACGTATTTATTGGGTATTCAATACATAATGGTTAAGGATTAGGGGTGAGAAATAAGTTAATTACATGGCAGTTTACGGTAAACTAAAAAGAGAGAGAGAAGAACCACGAAGACCGTGGCTCTTTCTCTCGGATTACTACAGACCAAACAACTTGCCAACTGTATCGTTGGTGGAGTTGAACCAAACGGTTCCGTCAACCGTAGTCTCTTTAACGTCGAAACCACGTGAAGAACATACAAGCTTGGCAATCTCACGTGCAGTATCAACAGCAACTTTATCACCAGCACTAGCACGTACAGTGAAATAGCTATCACTGTTCAGGTCTTTTGCATTAGTGATAGCGGAGTTGACAGTCTTACCCTTGCGGTCACGTTCAACATTGTACATACCCAATGAAGAAGTTTTCATACCAAGTGCAAGAGAGGCAACGATAAGGGATTTAATTTGTTCAAACATACTAACTCCTTGCGCCATAAGACGCGATAGGTTATAAGAAAAGAATTAATTAAGGAGAGAGAAGAGAATACATATCACTCATCCATCATCATAGGGGCGGTGTGTTGGGTGAGCGTGGGAAGGGAACGTAACGAAAAGCGTTCTTCAACCAAAACACGTTCCCGTGGGAAGGAAAGGACGGGGTAGGGTGTGGTTGATAAGACTCAAACACATTCTAAAATAACTTTTCAACCTTTTCAACCTTTTGTAATTTCTACAATCTACACTCATTAACCATACTCTTCTGTCTCGTATAATATATTGTATATATTTTCTAGAGGTCTTCCTATAGAACATCCAACTGAGCTAGTGAGAGGCTTCTGTCCCCCTGTAGTCTAAGTTACATCTTATTCACTAGCCAGTGTATTTCCTATTGGGGACGAGAGACTACAAAAGATAAGGGTACGTTTAAGTTCTTTCTGGGTAGATTTGTTTTACCCGTTCCAAGCAGTGTCTCTCTGCAAGTTCATGTATCGCTCTATCACCAGTAATGTATCACAGTACTAGTTTGTTGTCAAACACTAATCGTCACTAGTTCTCTCCTTCATGGCTACGAACTCTTCTGCTGCTTGTTCTCCTGCTTCTCTGGTTCTATCTCTTTCCACTCCGAGGGTCTCACGTTCCTGATTGATGCGTTTATGCAACATCTGGCTGGGAAATTCGTCGGGTTGTTTGTCGCATAGAACAAGGACTTCCCGCATAAAGGGCACGTCATTGAGAACTCGTGTGTATACTTCTTCATCCATATTATCTCCTATAGGTTACTATCTCTCCATATTGATTCACGAATGATTATCTTCTCAGCGTCCTTAATGGACTCAATGAGTTCCTCTTTTGCCATTACTGCGTTAGCATCTTCGAGGTTGGTTAACTTGTTCAGTACTACGTAAGCCTCTGCGAGTCTTGTTGAAGCGTTCAGTCTGTCTACTGCTGTCATAATGGTGTTACCTCCTTCAAGTATGCTTTAATGTACTTCCACATATGTTCCGTTGTGCTAGGCTTGTCTTTGTCGTTCTCTCCATTCCACGTAGGAGATGATTCTATCCCGTTACGGTATCCACACTCCAGATGGTACCGTGCGTTACCAGGCCTCCCCTCCTCCAAGGGAAGACCACATCTCTTACAGTTCCTCATTGAGAGCCTCGTTGAGAGTATGTATGTACTGTTTAACCTCCTCGTCTGGGATTGGTGCTACTGGCATATCTCCGAACTCTCCAGTGAGTGGGTTGAACATTCCGTCAAACTGGTCCATTCCACTACCAAGCATATATCGCTTCATCATCATTGCTTTGTGGTAACGCAGCGCCTCTTCACGCAGTCTCTCATACTCTGCTCGTAATACGCCCCCAGTTGTATACGGTTGTATGCCCCAGTTGGTAGGTGTTGCAACATCTATTCCAGATGGACTCATCCATTCATCTTTATACTTATCTACATCAAAGTACGGTAATCCCATTATCGTACCTGTGCTCCTTTCCGTGGGGCTGATGACCAAGACCCACATTTCTTGCACCTGAACTGTTGCATTACCTTGGTGCGTGTTTGTCTGGTTCCTTCTAGAACTATATCCATACTTCCACAGTTAGGACAAGCGTGTAGATTGCCTTGTAGCATAGCTATGTTTGGGTGATTGTCCATATAGGGTAACATGCGGTAGTATACTTTTTCTAGCAGGAATATATCGTGGATATTGTATTTCTTCATCTTTGCCCAAGCCGATTTGATGCCAGCCTGACAATCAAGCCATAGTTGGAATCCACCAGTCTGTATTTTGCGACCTATACCAAAGTAGTCTGCAAGAGCATCGAGTCTATTACTGTCGAACCTAAAGTATCTCTTTGCTACTTCCTTTGTGTCAACTATCTTGTAGGGTGAGGGTGGGCGAAGTCCGTGCTTGATGAAGCGTGCATTGGACTTCTTTATATCGAATTGTCTTCCATTGTGAGCTATGATGATGTCTGCTTCGTTAAAGAGTTTCCATAACTCATTAACAAGGGCTGAATCATCGTGGGAGTTTGCTTTGTAGGTGGTTGGATAGTCTGGGAGTGCTCTTACTTTGACCGTCGTATCCTCTTTCCATTTGTATGCGTAGGATAGCATGAACCATTCTTCGGCAGTATCAATAATGTTTTGCTCGAAATCTCCCCAGACATATGCCTTCTTTGCCATTGTTTCTATATCGAAGAATAATACTCTGGGTTGTTTGGCTAGCTTCTTGGTGGGGTTAGACTGTTTTGGCATTAAGTGATTCCTTTAGGCTGGTTTGGCATTTCAAGCATCTGTCACTTGATTTAATCTTACGTTTGCCACAGATAGTGCAGAGACCCAACTTCTTCTTTCTTAACTGATACCTACGCTGTCTGGATATATCTAGTTCCGTGAACTCATCATGTATCATATCTCCTCCATAATTTAGTGTAGTTCAATATACAACTTCTCATAATATATGTCAAGGGGAATCTTCAAAGATTGACAACAATTTAATTTTAACCGTTATTGGGTTTGTGGAAACTTGGACAAGAATCACATATCCCGTGCAACAAGATGGAGCTCGTAAGAAGGCTGTCGTACACTGCATTGGATATACACAGCGAGAGGCTGACTCACAGGGAGTTAAATACTACAAAACAATCAATGAGTTAGTTAACGGGCCTGGTTGGTTTCTTACTGATGATGGATATGTGATTTATTGTTACAAGGTTGTACTTCGGATTAGCAAGAAGGAGTCCATGTACGACCTCTACAGATTTCAGAGTGACATTGGCTGTATCAATTTTGCCATTAAGAATTATCTCCCAAAGTTTCAGCCTAAAGTATCGTTCGCTGTGTTTAAGGCTGGGGGGTATCGTCCCATAGGAACGAAGAACGATTACATTGACAAGTTTAGTACTAGACGGCTTCGGCTATTTGCAAAGGCGTATGCTTCATTCATAATTAGTGGTAGGAAGGTTAACTGGGAGTTACTGGGAATGATAGTGGCCCCAAGCGACCATAACTACAGACTCAAGGCAAAGAAGGTTATAAAATATTGGAAGGTTGAACGTATGATAGACGAAGAGTTCAAGAAAGAGTTGGCAACCAGCGGTATCACAATGAAGAACGCGATAGATAAGATGGAAGAAGCTTATGCTACCGCAAAGAAGAAGGGTGATGCACAGTCAATGATTCGTGTTGCAGAGAACTACATTGATATCTTCAAGAAGGCTGGCAAGAATGATGATGGCGGAATGCCCTCGTTAGAAGGCCCAGGAGTATTGGATGCCCTCAACGCTGCCGAGAGACAGCTTGAAGGTCTACCGCCCATCACGACAGACGACACCCTTAAAGCTGCACTCATACAGTACGAAGAAGTAACTCAAGATGATTTAGTTGCTCAAGCTAACGAACTCTTAGTGAAACCAAAACTCGGTAAATAATGAACCAAGCAGAAGAACTCCATAATAAACTTCGCAACAACATGCTGCTTTTTGGTCGCGTGGTTATGCCCAATATGTTTACCCAGGCATCCCCTCCATTCCACCATGAGCTTACTGCTATTCTGCAAGACGAAAAAAACAAATTTGTGAACATACAAGCACCCAGGGGTTCGGCCAAGACTTCTATTATCGGTGGTTTGTTCCCCCTCCATCACATGATGTACCATAAAGGCCCGAAAGTTATCCTTCTTGCCAGCAAGACGCAGTCGCATGCTTCGTTAATGCTAAGAACTATATGTGATGTACTGGACTATTCATTACCATTCAGACAGATATATGGATACTACGGTCAACATAGCGCCCGAAAGTGGACGAATACAGAGGTCGTACTGAAAGATGGTACGTACATAACCTGTAAAGGTACTGGTCAACAGGTACGCGGACTCAAGTTTGGTAATCAACGACCTACTCTGATCATCATAGATGACCCAGAGGATGAGGGTAACACCAAGACATCCGAAGCTATGGAGAGTAACTTGAAGTGGGTTCTCCAAGCAGTTGTTCCTTCTCGTGACGCACAGTGTGGCAGAGTAATTATTATCGGAACACCATTGCATGAAAGATGTATTGTTAAGACATTAGAACATGCTTCTGGCTGGCTATCAAGGGTATATCGCTACATTAACGTAGATGACAAAGGACGACAATACTCCCTATGGCCAGAACAGAAGTCTTTGGAACAATTACTGAAAGAGAAGAGTGACTTTGAAGAGATGGGTAAGCTATCCTGGTTCTATCGTGAGTGGCAATGTGAGCTCATAGGAGACTCTGACCAGCTATTCAGAGAACAAGACTTTAGATATTGGGATGGATATCTCACACACGGTTCAGAGAACCATACTCTCACAATAACACACTTGGATAAAGTGAAGCTTGAGGTTCCAATTAAGAAGGCTGTCCATGTGTTCATGGGAGTTGACCCAGCTAGTTCAACGAAGGCTACAGCCGACTTCTCGACCATTGTTGCTATTGCATACGACCAAGAGAAGAACCGTTATGTTCTCCCATACTTTAGGCGGAGAGTAACACCACTTCATCTTGCTACCAATATTATCGAAGAGTGGAAAGCAAAGAAACCAATACGCACCAAGATTGAAACCAATGGATACCAAGAGATGTTACGCGAGTATGTGCGTATGGAGAGTGAGCGACAAGGTATCTATATTGCTGGTCTTGAGCTTGGTGAGAAAGCACGCATGGAGAAGTCTCTTCGACTTGAAGGGCTACAGCCATTCTTTGCAGAACATAAGATGTACGTTAAGGAAGATATGCAAGACCTCTTGGATGAACTTCTTATGTACCCACGGAGCAAGCACGATGACTTGCTTGATGGACTGTTCTACGCCTGTCGTAACAACTTTGCACCAATATCAGATGTACTTACATCGAAACAACAAGAGATTGAAGACTGGGAGAAAGAAGAATGGGAATACTTCCCACAACTTCTTGCTAGTGAGATACGCGATTTAGAGGATGATTACCAAGTAGCTTAAGGGAGACGTATGCAAAATTCATTTAATATGCTTACTGGAGAGAACTTACCAGATGCGAACGTAGCAACAACCAACAAAACAAGAACCCCAGGCACCCAGTTGAGTTGGGACTTATTCTTGGTCTATAAAGGTTCCCGTGCTCAATGGGAGGTTCAAGCCCGTGACGATGAAGACTTCCGTAATGGAGCCCAATGGTCTCGTGCTCAAGAGAAGGTCTTGAAAGCCCGTAGACAGATGCCTATTGTTGTGAACTGTATCCACCCAGCAGTTGAGCAGGGTAAGGCTATGTTAACCACTCACCCACCAAAGTTCACTGTGACTGGTCGTGAGTTGAGCGATAATAAGCTAGGCTCCGTGATTGGCGATATGCTGTCCTACGTATGGGACATATCTGCTGCTTCGGTAGAACTCAAGACTGCTATTGACGATTATTATGTCAAAGGTCTTGGCGTGCTGATGACCTATGCAGACTATACCAAGGATGCTGGCAATGGTGAGGTAATGATTAAGTGTGTTGACCCGTACGATGTATTTATTGACCCAAATAGCAAGGACAGATTCTGTAGGGATGCAGCTCATATACTCTATGTGACTACGCTATCCTTTGAACAGTTACAACGCATGTATCCTATGTACAGTCAGGATATCCTTGGAGCTATGCCATTCACTGGAGAGAATAAACCAGCCTCTAAGAGAGTTGGTCCAGAGGGACAGGTAAACCAAGTATTGGATACTTATCATCGTAAGTTCCAGGTAATTGACCGCTACTCACGCGTTAAGGATGCCGTATACAAGATTACAGAGTTCTCTGATGGCAAGCAACGAGTATTGGATAAAGAACAGTACGCGGAGTTCCTGCAAGCACCACTGGTAGCAATCATAGCCCAGAAGGATACACGAGTACTAATTAACGAAGAAGATATTGAAGAGGCTATTAAACAGTTCTCACCACAAGGCGGTATCTTCCATTATGAGATGGACGAACAGCAACAGATGCAGATTGCACAAGGTCCAGCAGATGGTACCTCCCAAACAGAGGTTCCTAACTCTACATTCCAAGTAGTTGTAGCTCCTGCACAGAATGTTCTGCAACAGTTCTCTGAATTCGTGAATGTTAAGGAAGTACTCCAAGACAGAATTCAACGTCACCTATCGGTAGGCGGTGTTGAGATATGGGTTGGTATTCTTCCTTGTGAGGATTACCCTATAGTACCGTTAATGAACCATCACTTGCGTAATCCATATCCAATGTCAGATGTTCGTATGGTACGCGGGTTACAGGAATATGTTAACAAGGTTACATCACTTATCGTAGCTCATGCTAGTTCAAGTGCCAACGTGAAGGTTCTTATCCCACGAGGAAGTCAGAACGTACGTAAGCTTGAGGAAGAGTTCAATAAGGCTGGAACTGCTATTGTGGAGTTTGAGGCCGACCTTGGTGCTCCAGTAATTGCACAACCAATTCCGCTACCTACTGAATTGTATAAGAATAAGGAAGATGCTAAAAATGATAT